GGGTTCCCGGCGTCCGAGCCCTGGATGCATGACTTTGTGACGGAGCATCTGGGCTTTCTTGCGGGTGCGGCCAACGATGACCAGGTGGATGCGGAGAGCCAGTTTTTTGCGTGGCTCACCACCCGCCCTAAGCCCGCCAAAGTCACCGCATCCGCCTGGACCTCCGCCAACGCTTGACTTTTCCCCTCCTCCGAGGTAGCGCGTAAGACATGCCCACCGATCCACCGTCGCCCCGCCTCATCGGCTACTCCGGCTTCCCGACCTTCGGCGATCGCAGCTTTGCCGCCGGTGACGAGCGGCACCGTGAATTGCAGGGCACACGCCGGGATGTCGCCTTTGCCGAGATGATGGAGGGCGACTCGCTGATCGCCATCGCCTTCCGGCTGATGGGCAACCTGTGCGCACAGGTCGCCTACCACTTCCAGCCCGCCAACGCCGAAGACCCCGAAGCCGTGGAAATCTGCGCAGAGTTTCAGGCGATGTGGGGGCAGATGGCGACCCCGTGGCCGCAGGTGGTCAAAGAGGCGGTCAAGGGCTCGGCGTGGGGCTGGTCGCTGCACGAGATGACATGGGAGGCCCGCAACGGGGCGCCATGGCTTACCGGGCTCCACCACATCCGGCAGGACAGCCGTCAGGAGTGGTACTGGCGGGACGAGCGCGAAGTGGTGGCGATGTACCAGATGACCCGCAGCGGGCAGACCGCCCTGATCCCGCTCTCCAAAGCCCTCCACTTCCGCGACGACCTTGCCAGCGGCGACCCCGAAGGTACCCCGCTTTTGCGCTCGGTCTACATCGACTGGCGCAACTTCAAGGTGATAAGCGAGAATATGCTTATCGGAAGCGGCAAAGACGCAACGGGGATGGCCGTTGCACAGGTGCCGATGGCCACGTTTGCCAGCGCGAACGACTCCGCCGCAGCCGACCATACCAGCGCAGCTACTGTTCTCACCGCCATAAAGCGCGACCTCTCGGCTCTCCAACGTGGCGCCCGCGAAGGGCTGGTTGTGCCTTCCGAGGTTGACGAGAGCGGGCAGCCCACGGGATTTAAGATTGGCCTGCTTCAAAGCGGCGGACAACGGCAGTTCAACCACTTGGAGATCGCCAAGTATTTCGAGTCCCGGATCGCCCGTGGCTTGCTGGTGCAGTTCCTCATGCTGGGCAGCGGAAAAACGGGCTCCTTCGCCCTCTCTGCTGACCAGACCGAGTTGTTGGGCGTGTTCCTCGGAGGTCTGTTAGACGGCTTCCTTGGGGCCACAAATCAGCAGGTGGTGGCCCGTCTCTGTGACCTCCAGGGCATCCCCACGGACAAGCGCCCCAAGCTTACCCGGGGCGAGATCGACAAGGCAGACCTGGCCAAACTCGGCGCCTTCCTCCAAGCCGCAAGCAGCGCCGGGATGCTCTCGCCCGATCCCAAGATTGAGGACCACCTGCGGGCAGAGGCGGGCCTTCCCGCGCGCGACGTCGCTGGAGAGGGGCTTTGAGTCGCGGCGTACACTTCCGCAAGAAGGGCGAACGGGGCTTTATCGTCAGCCGCGCCGCGTCCCGTGAGTTGGAAAAACTGCTGTATGGCTACGTTCTGGAGTGGGCGGCAGGCTCGGACGTGAGCGAGGAACGGCTTGCGGACCTCCTCCGCAACGGCACGCCCGAACAGGTGGCGCTTGCCATCATGCCCCCCGAAGCAGACATAAACCTGTTGGGCGAGTACGAGCAGGTGGCCGGGCAGATCATCGACCTTGCGGGTGGGGCACAGTGGAAGGACCTGGGGCTGGATGGCAGCTTCGACCTGATGAACCCCTACAGCCCGCAGTGGATGCGCACGCACGGCGGAGAGTTGATCACCGAAATCAGCAGCCTCACCCGCTACGCCATCCGTGAGGAGGTGGCCCGCGCCTTTGAGCAGGGGCGCCCACCCCGCGACATCGCCCACGACATCGGACTGTGGGCCGGGCTGCGCACGGATCAGGCCCTCGCGCTGGACGCCTACGGGCAGGGGCTCCGCGACCAGGGCGTCAAGGGCGACCGCTACGACGCGCTCATGGGCCGCAGGGCATCCCAGCTCCGCGACGACCGGGGGCTGCTGATCGCCCGCACGGAAACCCTCAACGCTCACGGACACGGCACCCTACAGGCGTGGCAGGTGGCCCGCGACGACGGGCTGATCGGCGACAACGCCCGCAAGAAGTGGATCGCCGCTGTGGAGTCCGGGCGGACCTGCGACATCTGCGTTTCGATGGACGGGCAGGCGGTTGAGCTTGACGCGCCCTTCACGATCCCCGCCGCCTACCGACCGAAGAAGGCGCGCGTGATCATGGCCCCCACCGCTCACCCCCGCTGCCGATGCGCCATCGGTCTGGAGTTCACTTGAGACTGACCGCACCCGAAGGCGTCAAGGAAGAACTGCGGCGCGGGCTGGCCTGGCACGAAGAAGGCCACAGCGGCGACGGCCTGAAGCCGGAGACGGTCAGATGGGCGCGACGCCTTGCCGACGGTGACGAAATCACCAGGGACAAGGCCGTCAAGATGAACGCATGGCTGGCCCGCCACGAAGCCGACAAGAGCGGCAAGGGCTTTACCCCCGGCGACGGCTACCCCAGCCCGGGCCGTGTCGCGTGGGCACTCTGGGGCGGCGACCCGGCTGTCGGGTGGTCCGCCAAGGTCAAAGCATACTTTGAACGTGAGGAATCTATGGGCAAGTCTTACAGCATGGAAGAACGCAAGATGATGGCGGAGAAGGGCGAGGCGATGCCGGACGGCTCCTTCCCCATCGCCAACGGTGACGACCTCAAGGCGGCGATGTCCAGCGTTGGACGCGCCAAAGACCCGGAGAAGGCCAAGGCGCATATCCGGCGCCGCGCGAAGGCCCTGAAGCTCTCGGACATGCTCACCGCCGCATTCAAGCCCGCCAAGCCCGTCGGGAAGGGCGACGTGTACAGCGACCTGTACGACCCGCCGGATCTGCCCGTCCCCTGTACCCCGGCGGATTTGACCCCGGCGATGACCGCCACCATGCCAGCCAAAATGCAAGCGGGCTTCTGTGCCATCTGGAACGCGCTTAGCGGCCCTTTCCCCACCGGGGCGGGGATGGACGACGACCGCGCCTTCGGGTTGACGATGGAGATCCTGTGCTACGAGCACGGGTGGATGCGGCGCCCTGACGGCAGCTATGCCCGTGTCGCCATCGTCGCCGACGGCATGGAGTACGGCGAAGAAATGGGCGCGGAAGGCGTTGAAATGGCCAAGGCAGGCCGTGTCCTTTCCGCCGCCAACGAGGCCAAGGTACGCGCCGCCTACGCCGCCCTGGGTGAGCTTCTGGCGACCGTCGCGCCGATGGAGGAGGGCGACGACATGGAGATGGGCAAGGGCGCCGCTGTCTCCTTCACGTTCGACGTCTCAAAGATGGCGAAGAACGAGGACAAGAAGCAGGTGTTCGGGTGGGGCTACCTGTGCAAAGACGAGAACGGCGCCACGGTGGTGGACGTCTCCGGCGACGTGGTGGACCCTGACAGCCTCCAGAAAGCCGCCTATGCAGGCTTCAACAAGCTCTTTGCGGGTGCCAGCCACAACGGCAAGGCCCCCGCCTCGGTGATCACCTTGGCGTGGTCCGATCCCGAGGTGCGAAAGGCGATGGGCGCGCTGGACCCCGGCAAAGAAGAGGGCATGTGGATCGGCTTCCAGGTGCACGACGACGGCTTCTGGAAGGACATCAAGAGCGGGAAGATCGCAGCCTTCAGCATTGGCGGGAAGGGCGTCAGGACTCCTCTGTAGCCAACCAAAGCACCGTAAGCCGCCCCACATCCGGGCAGGTGGCATAGAGCCAACGATCTGCGCTCCACTCCACCGGCCCACACTCACCCGAGGGGCTGCACCACGTCACGGCCAGCGGCTCCCCCACCAGCGGGATCCACATCGCCGCATAGCCGGGGCACTCCTCCGAGGTGGCGAAGGTCGGAAGGGCGGTGTCGGTAGGGCACGGGGTGACGGCGTACTCGGAGCAGGCCAGGAGCAGGAGGAGGGTCACTGCCCACCCCCAACCGGCGGCACCGGAATGCCAAGCGCTCGCGCCCGCTCCTCCGTCATCGCCTCGATCTGCCCGCAGAGCGTCCGGTGCTCCCGAGCCGCTACCTGTCGCAGTAGCCACACCGCGCGCCGTGTAGGCCGTAGGGTGAGCCGTGCCGTCTCTTTGCTGTCTTCGTCCATACTGACGCCTCCTGACGCCTCTATGGCGCCCTGGTGACACTATCACTGGCTACCAGCGTGCGCAAGCCTTCCCGCCCTGCCTGCATACGGGTAGCCTTGCCGTATGCCGACCGCAAAGAACCTGCTGAAAATCACCGAGCTTGGCGAAGTCTCTTTCGTCGACAAAGGCGATAACCCGCCTGCGGGCGCCAGAATCCTCAAGTCGGCACCATCTACAATCCCAGGAGGCCGCGTGCCTGATCCCGTTGATGTCCAAAAGCAGATTGACGAGGCCGTAGCTGCCGAAGTCGCCAAGCGGAGCGCTCTTGAGGAGCGGATCGCCAAGATGGAGGAGGCGGAAGCCGTGGCCAAGGTGGAGGGCTTCTGTAAGTCCAACCACATCGCGCCGGAGTTGGCCGCCCCCCTTCGCGCCATCCAGAAGGCCGCCCCGGCCGAGGACTTCGCCAAGGTGCAGGCGGAGATTGCGCGCCTGTCCACCTCGCTCCACAAGGCTCTGAATGAGCTTGGCGCGCGGGTGGGCGGGGTGAGCAAGGGTGCTACTCCTGCTATGGACCGGCTCCAGAAGGCAGCCGACGAGATCCGCAAGAGCCGCCCTGAACTGACCGCCGAACAGGCGATGGAAAAGGCGATCAACGAGAACCCCGCTCTCTACAATGAGGTGCGCTGATGCCTACCGAGCAACCCCTCCACATCGCCTATCAGAGCTTCACCCGCCCGGCGGATACGGACCTTTCCACCAAGCAGTACTACGCGGTGGACCTGAACAGCGACGGCGAAGTCGTCGTCGCCGGTGCGGGTTCTACCTTCATCGGCGTGCTTGGCAACAAGCCGACCGCCGCCGGGCAGCCTGCCGAAGTCATGTTCTCCGGCGTTGTCCCAATGGTCTGCGGGGGCACCGTCAACACCGCTGCGGCCGTCAAGATTGACAGCGACGGCAAGGCGGTCGCCGCCTCCTCTGCTGACAAGGCCATCGGCCGCGCCATGTCCACCGGTGCCGCTGGCACCCAGGCAAATATCCTCCTCCAACCCCACACGGTGGCCTGATGGAAACCATGATCACCAACATTTCCAAGGCAGCGAACCCAGGCGCGGGCGATGTGTACGTCGCCGAACTCCTGCCCAACATCGCGATCAGCTACTTTCAGACCGCCGGGGGGCTGCACGACATCTTCCCGTCCGTTCCTGTAGAGTTGCAGACCGGCTACTTTGCGGCGTTCTCCCGCGCGGATACCCTTCGCGTGCAGACCGTCCAGCGTGCACCTGGCGCCCCTACGGCACAGGTCGGATTTAACACCGACCTGACCGGTACCTACAGCGCCAAGGTGTTCGATGCCGAGTACGCGCCTCCCGCTGAAGTGGTGGCCAACTACCGGCTCCCCGGCACCCTGGACAGCTTCGCGACCCGCCTTCTGGCGCGCGCTGCATACCTCCGCCGTGAGTTGACCTGGACCACCAACTTCTTCACCAGCGGCGTATGGGGCACCACCACCACCCCCTCTGTGCTGTGGGATGATCCTTCCTCGGACCCCATCGGCGACATCGAGACGGGCATCGAAACCGTGCTTCTGGCGACCGGCTACAAGCCGAACGTGATGGCCCTCGGCTATCAGGTCTGGAAGGCGCTGAAGCAGCACCCGGATATCATCGCCCGCATCGGAACCGGCTCCGCCTCCAACTTCGATCCCCGCATGGTGACCGAGAAGCTGGTTGCGGCTCTGTTCGGTCTGGAAGAGATCCGCGTTGGCTCGCTGGTCTACAACAGCGCCGCCGCCGGGGCTTCGATTTCTACCAGCTTCACGGCCGGTAAGAACGCGCTGCTCTGCTTCCGCACCTCCTCCCCGTCGATTCTGGAGCCCAGCGCGGGCTACAAGTTCGCCTGGACCGGGCTCGCTTCGAGCCTGGACGGTATCCAGATGCGGCGCGGCTACGAGGCCCGCCAAAATCAGAACTGGTACCAGATCCTGCACGCGGAGGACTTCAAGAAGACCGCCGCAGAGCTTGGCTACTTCTTCTCCGGCGCCGTCTCCTGATCTGGTTCACCTTCTCCGGCGGGTAACACCGCAGAGGTATCTATGGGTATTCTCGACAAGCTTTCTGGTCAGTTGTGGCTTCAGGGTGGATCCGGTGTCGGCGTCGCAACCCTCACCGGGAATCGGCTTCTGGACGGCACCTCTGCGCAGTTCCAGAACCTCACGGCTTCTGGCTCCGACCGCAACGTGGTGCTCACTGCTCTCGGCGCCCGTGGCGCCGGTCAGTGGTTCTTCATCCGCAACGCGGGCGCCTCCAACAACATCGTGGTCAAGAAGAACGACGCTTCTACCACGGTCGCAACGCTTGCGCCGGGCCAGTGGTGCCTTGTCGTCAGCGGCAAGGTGTCTGGGGTGCTCGACTGGTACATCCCGGCATCGGTGGTGGATCTGGTCAGCCTGACCCTCACCGGCACCCTTTCGGCAGTGGCCGCAGCCTTCACGGGCGCCGTCACCACAACCGATGGGGTGACCAGCGGCACCGCGCGCAAGGTGGGCGGCACCGCCTCGGTAGCCACCGCAGCAGGCACCGTCGGGCCCTCCACGGGCACCAACGAAACCACCCTTCAGAGCTACGCCATCCCGGCGTCTACCCTGAAGGCGGGCACCGTGCTCAAGGTGGTCGCTACCATGCGCTGCACGGCGGAGACGGGCACCACCACCTTCACCGGCAAGCTGAAGCTGGGTAGCACCGCTCTCGTCACCGTCGGCCCCTTCGACCTCGCGTCGGGCGACTACCAGCGGATCGAGCTGGAAATCGTCAGCCGTGCGGCCCCCGGTGCTTCGGCGGCAGTAGTGGTCACCGGCGCAGCCCTCGGGCTTGCCGCTGGGGCTGCCGTCAGCAACGCGATTGTGTTGGCGCCCGCCAACTACGCCACCAACGGGGCGCTGACCCTGGCCCTCACCGGCCAGATGTCCGCCTCCGATGCCAACGCGGTAGCCTCCGACCAGTTCGTGGTCGAGGTCATCGGCTAAAATGGCCTGGACCTACGTTGGCACGCTCCCGACCGACCCTGCGACCGCTACGGCCGCAGAACGTCGGGATTGGGTGCGTACCAAGGTGGGCGACGTGGTGAGCACCAACCCGCTCGCCACGGATGAGCAGATCGCAAGCTCCATCGCCGAAAACGGTGGGGCTTCGTGGTCGCGGCTGTACCTCGCTGCTGCGGACGTGGCCGACTCCATCGCCGGGCGCTTCTCTGCGCAGAAGGCGGGGAAAGTCTCGGTCGGCAAGACCTCGGTGGAGTACGGCGAAACGACGTCGCACTTCTCCAGCCTTGCCAAGCAGCTTCGAGCACAGGCCCGCCAGAAAATCCACCTTGCGCCGTACTTTGGCGGCGTCTCGGTGGCCGATAACCAGACCGCATCGGCTGACACGTCCCGCGTGCAGCCCGAAGCCTACCGGGGGCAGGACAGCTACCCCGGCAACCAACCGACCCTCGACACCATCGGGACCACCAACCCATGAGCATGGACCCCGCCATCGCTGCGATGCTGACACAAACGGTGAGTATCGCCGTCGTCGCGTCGCGCTCGGCGTCCGGGCAGGAGTCATGGGGCACGCCTACGGCGATGTCTGCGCGGGTGGAGGAGGAGGTGGCCGAAATCCGCAACGCCGCCGGGATGCTGGTCACGACCTCGCACCGTATCTACATCAACGGCAGCGCCTCCCCTGTGCCCGTCGTAGGCGCCCGCCTGTGGCTGCCCGGCACTTCGGGTAGCAGCTCCGCGCGCACGATCCACGCGGTCCACACGCTGCCCGACGTGCCCCCCGGCACCGGCGTAGACCACTACGAGGTGCTGATATGAGCGGGCTCGACGGCATCAAGCGCAAGCTCGCAGAGGCAGCCGCCAGGGCCAACAAGGCCGGGCGTGCGGGCCTGTACGAGTCAGCCGAAGAGATCATGACCGACGCCAAGGGCCGCGCGCCCGTGGACCTCGGCAACCTGAAGGGCAGCGGCACCGTCACGCTCCCGACCGACACCCCCGAAGGCGTGGTGGTGCGCATCGGCTTCGGCGGACCTGCGGCCCCCTACGCGCTGATCCAGCATGAGAACCTGTCCTTTCGACACGC